TTCTTTTAACCACTGTATTACATCCTTATAAAGTGGATAGTCAAACCATGAATCACCATCAGCATAGATATTAATGAGAGGATGCATGCCTCTCAGTTTCATGCTTGCCTTGTGTCTGGTGATTTCATTTTGACGGTCAGATACCACTTGTCGTCTAAAAGCCTGGAATAGATAAGTGGCGGAAACATTCTTTGTCAACGTATCATGTATCTCCTTCATACGTCTTAGCATAGTTGCCTCCTTGCTTCCCGTATTTATGATAAATAATGGTAAACAACTAAGGAATAATTGATGTCTGAAAAATTCATGGGTTATGTAACTAATAACTATTCTAAGGGTATGGTCCAGGTTCAGCTTTTTGGTCAGCATGACGGCGCTCAAGAAAAGATGAAATGGGCGTTCGTTGACCAGGGAACTAATAATCTAGCAGTTGCAGGAGTTGGGCAGGCACATGGATTACAGCCGGGTTGTCGTGTTCAGTGTACTCAGATGGGCGGCAAGGACGGTTCTATAATTGCTAGTGGTGCGATGGACCGTTGGGGCTCTGGACAAGGTGGTGGTGGTCTGGGTTCGTCTCAGGAAGATTCTACAACGCACTATCCAGCCGTTAATAAGGCACAGGGTGATTATTGTATCCCCTGCCAGAATGAAAATAGTGAGAATGGTACGAGAGTTGAGGCAAAGGCACCAGATGGAAGATACAATCCGTATGCTGGTGGTCAACCTCTTGACCTCTCGAATTCAAAATTTCCAACTACACAGTATAAGGATGCTTAATGTCTTATATTAATGCTCTGGAGCAAATGCGGCAGAAGCTTGCCAAGAAAGCCGGTATTCCATCAGGTGTGGCGTCTGCACAGGATGGTAAGGAAGTAAAAAAAGCACTGGATGAGACGGACCCAGAAAGAAAGTCTCAGGTTCTCCCCAAGTTTGCAAACATGATGCAGCAGATTATGCAGTTGCTTGGGTCAATTGGTATGGGTCAAGGCGGCGGTGGGCAGCAGCAACAACCCAATCAGCAAGGTCAACCTAATACAGCTATCAGTTCGACGGCAATTGATGATATAGCGCATGGTCTATGTGGTGCTATGGAGATAGAAGCGAATACAAGGGGCTTGGATAAAGTTGTTACAACCTTCAATGCTATTCTTGGAAACAATGCAGTTGGGAATGCTAATTTTAACTCTTTGATACCAGACTATCAGAGCATAGTTTCTGAAGCTTTCAACCTATTTAATAAGGATATGGCTGCAAATACTCCAATGAATTCAGTTGTGCTCCCCATAAATCCCGATATTGTTGCTAATTCAATCAACACAGCCACTCCACCTAATGTTGATAGAATACCTCCTGACTTTCATTATCAAGTTAACTATCCAGCCAATCAAATACCTTATTATGGGCATGCTCAGTATGCCAGTATCGTTGATGTGACGCAAGTGACTTATGTTCCTGTTGATTATTCAACAACTCCAGTCTTTGCCTATCTTGGTGATTCTATTGTATACCAGATACAGGAAACCTTTGTGGCCGATTTAGACCCATATATCATACAAGGAGTTCTGCCGTTTAGTGTATTTGTTTCCATGCTTGATGATGTGGTGAATAAGTATGTAGATGTAATTGATAATGCATTGAACGGTACGGGAAATATGGTCCCGAGTCAAAGTAATCAAACCCAGCAGAACCAAAACCAGAACCAGCAGAATCAAAACAACAATATGGTCGGTCAGCTTCTGCCTGTACTTAATCAATTGATACAAGGGGCTCAGTCAGACCACCTTCCAAAGTCTATATTAGATAAACAGAAGGTAAGCAAATGTCTTGATGATCATGGGCAGAATTGTGGGAAGGCAGCACAAATGAAACAACTCGCTCAGCAAGCTATCCAGCCTGGAGGTATACTCGGTGGCGGCGGTGGTGGCGGCGGCGGACTAATGGGGGGATAAGAATGTCGAACGGCGGTGGCGGCGGTGGTCAACAGAAACCACACAATGATAAGTTACCAAAAGATCCATATAACATGGATAATGCTCAGACGTATTATGCTGATCAGTATCATACCTATAGAACCTGTGCAACTGGTACTGCTCATATAGAACACAGCAATCCAAAGATTAAACATAACCACGAGATTGATACCAAGCATAACGGTAGTTATAAGTTCTGGCATCAGAACGGCGGTAGTGGTGATGGTGGACAAAAAGATGAATTCCACGCGGACTTCACACAGGGGCAGGAGAGAAACTATCAGAGTGGTGGTACTTCTGGTCACTGTGATGGTCATCATGAAGCTTGTAGTATGCAGACTCGTAATAAGAATACTGGCGGTGAGTACTTTACACAGACTGCGGAGAACCGCGCTTCTGGTGCTACTAAAAAAGATGTATCAGCAAGTGGTGATATTAGTCATATTCCAGCTAAATCTAATAATGTAGATACCAGTGGTGGTGAAGGCATATCTATGTCTTCAACAGTTAATTCTCAGCAGTCCAATCATAATGATAAGAATGATGCTGATACGACTGGGGAAATAAATTATAGAGTTCACGGTAAGGACCATGGGTCTTATGGGATGGCTAATGTATCTCACATGGCTAAGGATTCTTATCAGGTTATAGGTAACAAGAATATTTACTTGGATTGTGGTCAAGGTTCGGCTAATATTCATATGGAAGATAAGAAAATTACTCTTAAAGTTGGTGGTTCTTCGATAGTAATAGAAGATAATCAGATTACACTTAAGGCTCAAACTATTACACTGGATGGTACCTGTTATCTTGGTGGCTCTGGTGGTAGTCTCTGTGGCAAGTGTGGTGGAGGTTGTGCCTCAAAGGTTTATGTCGTATGACACTTTCGAACTTTATACGTGTTCGAAGAGTTTGGGCTAATTCTCTTGTTTTCTCAAATGTTTTCACATCATACTCAGTATTAACAACTGATACTGTACTCTTTGCTGATGTGTCTGGTGGGAACGGAACCATTGTTCTCCCGAGTGCCGCTAATGCCTCTCATAGCTTCACTATCAAGAGAATAGAAGATACACCAGACAGTGTTTTGACAATAACCACTGATGATGTTGCAAACTGTGCAATTGATGGTGTTGATACCCTGGAGCTTACCTCTGGCTTCGATGCAATTAGTTGTGTAATGGGAAATGATTTAAACTACTACACTATTATTTACAATTCTGTCGCCAATGTTGATTTAGTTTCTAATCTTAATGCCTTACATACGACAATCGATGGAGAGATTACTGCCAATCTGGCTTACTATACCAATACTGCTCAGCTTACGTCTAACTATACCAATACTGTTCAACTATCCAGCAATCTAGGCAACTACACTAATACTGCTCAGCTTACGTCTAACTACCCGAATAATAGTCAGCTATCCAGCAACCTAGTTCTCTATCAAACAACGGCGGGATTGAATGCTAATATAGATGCCCACCTTCCAAACTATGGGGGAGTACTAAACGCCTCTTCTCTTACAGTAGGTGGTAATCTTCATGCCAATTCTACTGTTCTATATTTCAGTAATGGAACAGCCAATGTTCTACTTGTTAACAATTATATCTCGGGGAATGGATTCGGTCTTACTTCTTTGAATGTTCCAGCCATTATTGGTAATTCTGGTATTGTATCAAACTCGTCTGGTATTTTTGCCAATCTTGGAGCTGGTCTTAATTTCGTCTCAGGTGCTATTGCAGTCAACGCTAATAATGGAATAATAGCCAATTCTTCTGGTGTATTCGTCCTTGCTAATACAGGCATTACTGTTAACTCCTCTGGAGTCTTTGGAACGTCAGCGCCCGTTGGCAATAGTGGTATTGTATCGAACTCTTCTGGACTTTTTGCTAATCTCGGTGGTGGTCTTGTTTTTGTCTCAGGGGCGATAAATGTCAACTCAACGAACGGTATGGTGGCGAACTCTACTGGTTTATGGCTTATTTCTAATACTGGAATTGCTGTTAATACTTCTGGTATATTTGGGATACCTTTAGCTAATAATGGCCTTGTTTCTAATAGCACGGGCGTCTTTGTCATTGCAAATAGCGGGCTACTATCGAATAGTACAGGCGTCTTTGTTACTGCTAATTCTGGTATTGTTTCTAACTCAACAGGTGTCTTTGCTAATATAGGGAGTGGATTGGGTTTCGTTTCAGGGGCTATCTCTGTAATAGGAAATAATGGGATTGTGGCTAATTCTTCTGGTATTTTTGAAGCTCCTGAATTTCTTCAGTTGTGTGGAGGATTGTAATGTTTAGTTCCCCTGGTTCGAAGGCCGCGCAGAGAAGAAGAATTAAGGCCAATACAGGACTTTCTGTTAATGCTTCTGGATATTTTGTTAACGGCAGTCCAATTTATGTTCTTGATTCTATTGTAGGTTCTTTCAATGGAAGTACTACTACCTTTAATCTAACGCAAAACTCTCTTCCAGTAACTCCTGTTGCAAATCAATATCTTACAGTAGTTCTTTCTGGTGTTCAACAGTCTCCTGGTGTTTCTTATAGCGTCTCAGGAAATTCTGTCACTTTTGCGACAGCGCCTTTTCCTGGTGATACATGTTTCATGACGGCTGTTGGTGCATTGTCTGCATCTCTTCCTTCTGCTGGACAAGTTATTCTCTTAGATTCCATAGTTAGTCAGTTTAATGGAGCAACAGTTTCGTTTTCATTGCTCTCTGGTGGTGTAGCACAGACTCCTGGTTCACCACAGAATTTGCTTGTTGTTCTCGGTGGTGTTGAACAAGACCCGGCTTCTGCTTATACGGTTGCGGGGTCTGTTATTACATTTTCAACTGCACCAGCCACGAATGAGCCCTGTTCAATACGTATGATAGGTATTCAAACGTCTAATGTGAGTTATTCTTACACAGTAAACACAGCCGTTGTTAATCTTCTGCTTAATGGAAACATGGATATATGGACTAGAGGTTCAACATTAACTGTTAATACATCAAGTTCTACAGTGAATAATAGTCTTGTGGTGTCTGGTAATGGATATACTGCTGATATGTGGCAAGTTATACCTACAGGAGCATCTGTAACTGTTACTCCTCAAGCCGGTAGAGTTAATTCTTATCAGGCAATGCAGGTTAATGGTGCAGCAAGTCAAACTGGATTTACTATAAAACAACGTGTAGAAGCTCAACAAGCAGCTTTGGCGGCTAATCAGCAAATGTCAGTTCAGGCACAAGTATTTAATGCTTCTGGTTCAACTATTACTCCAACATTGACTATTAAATATCCAAATGCTACTGATAACTGGTCGGCTTCGTCTATTCTTATTAATGCTAATACGCTCCAGGCATGTCCTAATGGTGTATGGACACAGGTGGCGTTTGCTTTTGCTTCGAATGCGACCGCTAATGCAGGAATGGAAGTTGCTTTTAATTTTACAAGCTTGACGGCTACTTCTCAATATATAAGATTTGGGGAAGGAGCATTAACAATTACACCTAATACAGCAAATGGACAAATTGGTTCTGCTTTAACTTATCCAATGAGAATTTTGAGTGATGAAATATATGCATGTAAGAGACACGCACTTAACTTTGGTGCTGGTGGCGTGGGGCGTTTTAATAATACTACTTCTGCCTCTCTAGCTTGGCAACTATTTGTTCCAATGCGCACAGTTCCTCAATTTGGTCTTGTTATTTCTAATGCTACATTTTTAGAACCAGGAGTAGCAGAAAGAGCGGGAAATCCACCAACTTTAGGTTCTTTTGGTAGTGGTTCAGCATTTGGTAATAAAGGAGGCAGAGCAGATATTAGTGCTATTGCTGCTTCAACATCTAACTCAATGGTGATAGTTGAAGGTAATAGTGACTTTCTCTTTGCTGCTACTGAACTTTAAGGAGGAAAAATGGCTTTAACAAATATAGCATCAGATAGATTACCGCCTTTGTCTCCAGTTTCTTTTAGGAACCGACTTATCAATGGTGATTTCCGCATTGATCAGAGGAACGCTGGTGGTCAAAAGATTATAGCTAATTCTTCTCCTACTCTTGGGGATATTATTAGTTGTGCTGATAGATGGTGGGTTGCCCCTTCTGGTAATTCTGTAGCTGGACAAAGAACAAGCAATAGTTCTGGGTATTTCTACACCATTACTGGTAATACTAGTATTACTGCTTGTTATTTTTATCAGAGACTAGAAGGTAATACTATACTTGACATATTAGGGCAGCAAGCAACATTATCAGCGAAAATATCTTCTACTACCGTTACTACTCTTAATGTAGTTTCTTGGTATCCTAATAATACATTAGATGTATGGGCGACAGCGGCTAATAATATAGCTTGGTTAAGTGCTACACAGATATCAATAAATACGACTCCGACTGTATACTCAACCACTTTTACTGTTAATAATTCTTGTGTTAATGGAATGACAATAGGATTTGCGACGGCTGGCTTTACAAGCGGAAATCTTACATTCACAGATGTACAGTTGGAACTTGGTTCAATAGCTTCTTCTTTCGAGCGTATGAATTGGGCAACTCAATTACAGCAATGTCAGCGGTATTATTCTACAAGTTATTCATATGGAACAGTTGCTGGCACAAATGTTGGTGGTCAAGGGGGTGGGTGTACTTATATTCCTCAAGGCACTGCTGTAGGTCAGGCTGGTACAGCATATATGTATCCAGTTACTATGCGCGCACCACCAACACACACTCTCTATGATAATGCAGGGAATTCTGGTAAAATGTCTCGTTATAATGCTGGATGGAATAATAATGATACACCGCAGGCTACTAATCTATATGGTACGACAGGATTTCTTGTTCAGTCTTCTGCTACAACTGGTGTAGCATTTAGTTTTGATTATACAGCAAGAGCGGAGTTATAAATGACATTAACAAATCTTATAAAAGTTAATAGTGATATGATGTCACCTTCATTTTCTTATAGAAACCGTATCATCAACGGTGATATGCGTATTGACCAAAGAAATGTTGGTGCTCAACAGATTGTCAATACTACTGCCTTCCCTTATACATGTGATAGATGGTTATTAGCTCCTACTGGCAATTCTGTTGCTGGTCAGAGAACAAGTAATAGTAGTGGTTATTTTTATACAATAACAGGAAACACTTCTGTTACTGCTTGTGCTCTTCTTCAAAGAATTGAAGGAAATAATATATTGGATATACTTGGTGCAAATGTTACTGTTTCTGCTAAAATATCTTCTACTACATTGTCGAATTTATCATGGCAAGTTGCTTATCCAAATAATTCATTAGATAATTGGACTACTGGAGCCAATAATATAACTTATCAAACTACTGCTTTTGCTATAAACTCTACACCTACTGTATACAGTTTGACTTTTACTGCAAATAACTCTTGTGTTAATGGAATGCAAGTTACATTAGCTTCGGCAGGTTTCACAAGCGGAAATTTAACTATTACCGATGTTCAGTTAGAAGCTGGGAATGTTCCTTCTCCTTTTGAACGGTTATCAACAGATCAGCAATTAACATCATGTCAAAGATATTATCAGAAGAGTTATAATCAAGGCACTGTACCAGGAACGTCTGTTGCTTCTGGTGCTGGTGGTATCTGGATTCTTCAAGCTGGGGCTACTGGTCCTCCTACTTGGTATGGCAATCTTACAAAGTATCCAGTTATCATGCGCGCTCTTCCTACACTAACAGCTTATGATGATGCAGGAACTCTTTCTAGAGCCAGTTATCAGGATTCTTCGGGTACTTGGCATAATGGTGTTACTGCTGGACAGCCAGGGTATTTTATACAATCTCAATATGATTATGGATTTGCTTTTGGTGTTAATCAAGCTGGTGGAATGGATGGTTTCAGTGTGAATTACACAGCTTCAGCGGAGTTATAAAAATGATAACTTACACATATACAAATTCTTCTAATACTATGCTTACTGATGGAACAAGTTTTATACCTTGTGACCCAGGAAATGCCGATTATCAAGCTATTCTTGCAGCAAATGCTGTAATACAAGCTTTTATTCCTCCTCCTCCACCACCACCAGAATGTGCGCTTTGGCAGCTTCAGTCAGTTATGACTGCCAATCAGTGGGCAGCGGCACAATCAGCCGTTACAGCTTTGAATAATCCCGCAGTGACGGCTTTCTTTGTGCGTGGGCATAATAAGATCCCTGCCGATTCCCAAACTCTTATAAGTTTAGGGCAGGCAATTGGTCTTGATGCGAATACAGTTGCTAATCTTGTTCAATCAGCTTCACAGGTGGTAATTCCATAATAAATACAAAAAAGGGAGATTAGATGCCTTTAACGAGCGTCCAGGGAGACAGGCTCCCGCAGTATTATCCACTTAGAAATCGTTTAGTTAATGGCGATATGCGTATTGACCAAAGAAATTCTGGCGCTTCGTTGATTATTGCTGTGGCTGGTGCCTACGGTGTGGATAGATGGATTACGACTCCAACAGGAAACAGCGTATCTGGGCAGCAGATTTTTACTTCTGCCGCTACTCCAAATCCATGGTCTTATGTTATTGGTGGCAACACATCTATAACAGCCGTCTCCTTTGCTCAGAGAGTAGAAGCTAATAACGTTTCTGATATGCTTAATCAGACGGTCACGTTTTCGGCTAAGGTTTCTAGCTCCCTTCTTACTACAGCAAATTGGAACGCTTATTATCCGAATAATTCAATTGATAACTGGGCTACTTCCGCCAACAATATTAACTTTGCCAATGGTGCTTGGACCATCAATTCCACGCCTACGACTTATTCTGCTGCCTTCTCATGCAATGCGTCATGTGTCAATGGAATGCAAGTTGCTATTACGGTGGGCGCTTTAACCTCTGGAAACTTGGTTATTACAGATTGTCAATTAGAAAATAGTTCTGTTCCTACGTCAATGGAAAGAAGACCTATAGCAACTGAATTTAATATGTGTCAGAGATACTATCAAATTATGAAGAGCACAGCGGCGACAGTCATTTATGGAATAGGGAACTGTACCAATGCAACAAATATGGCTGTACCGATTTTCTTTCCTACGCCTATGCGAGCAGCCCCTGCGTTTACATTTTCAAATACGAATACTTTCAGAATCTTATTTGGTTCTACCGCAGTTGCTGTTACTGCTACTGGTGCTCCTTCTCCTGTAACTGTTTGGCAAGGCGTATCTGCGATTACTACAGCGGGTTCTTTGGTTGCCAATCAGTTTGCCCACTTTGAAGATAATACAGGCGCAAATTCATCCATTCAGATAAGTGCGGAGCTTTAATGGTAGTCACAAGAGCGGACACGTTCACCAGCCAGAAAAAGAAGTATCAATATTTCTCTGATTTTCTTGATAACTTCGACCAATGTCCACTTGGTCCTGAATTGGCTATGGTGTCGAATGAGAAGGCAGTCACACAGTCTATCAGGAACCTTATCTATACCAACTTCGGTGACCGTCTCTTCCAGCCGAACGTGGGCTGCAATGTCACAGGGGCTCTCTTTGAACTGGCAGGCATTCCTCTTCAGAACTTTCTAATTGATTCTATATCGGCAACTATCAGAACGTGGGAGCCGCGTGCTATCTTGGATGCTGTGCTTGTTCAAGACCTTGGCAATCCTATTGACTACTATCAACCAGCGTCCGCTGATAAAAATGGCATTCAGGTGAGTATTATCTACTATCTAATAAATAACCCAACACCAATTACGATATCCGTAATGCTCAGGAGATTGCGTTAAGAAATGCCCGCACCATCATCACTTAATTTAACATCGCTGGATTTTGATACGCTCAAGCAGAATCTTATTACCTTCCTCAAGGCTCAGACTCAGTTTAAGGACTATGCCTTTGAGGGGAGTAACATGAACGTGCTCCTGGATATCCTTTCATACAACACATACCTCAATGCATTCTACCTTAATATGGCGGCGTCTGAGGCATTTATGGATACTGCTCAGCTTAGGCCATCAGTCGTGTCTATTGCCAAGGAGCTTAACTATGTTCCTCAGTCAACGCGCTCTGCCGTCGCTACTGTCAATCTCTCTTTCAATACAACTGGGTTGAATGGGAACCTTGTTATACCGACAGGCACCATCTTCGTTGGTCGTAATTCCAATGATACTTTCACCTTCGTGACCGACCAGACCCATTCCCTTCTTTCTGCTGGTAGTCAGTTCAATGTCAGCAATGTAAATGTCTATGAAGGAAAGCTTTTTACAGAAACCTTCATCGTGGACAACACCATTGAAAACCAGAAGTTCATTCTTTCTAACCAGAAAGTTGACGACAATAGCATAACCGTGACAGTTTCAAGCGATGGAGGTCAGAATGTCAACAGCTACGTCAAGAAAACAACCCTATATGGGCTCAAAGCCAATTCATATATCTTCTTCGTTCAAGAGGACCGTGGTCAAATTTATGAGATATACTTTGGAGACGGCGTTTTCGGTGCCGTGCCTCCTAATGGCGCTGCTATTACTACTACTTACCGAGTCACGAACGGCTCAAGAGGAAACGGAGTTGCGAATGTCATGCTCTCCACCGACCTTGGACCTATAAACAGTGGTGTTGTCAAGGCGAATACAGTCATGGTGACTGGATCTCAGAATGGGGCAGACATTGAAGGTATAGAGTCTGTTCGTTTCCGCGCTCCTCTCCATTACCAGACACAGGAAAGAGCAGTGACGGCGCTTGATTACAAGGACATTATCATTGAGAACTATCCTGAGGTAGAGGATATCTCTGTCTTTGGTGGGGAAGATATCTCTGGTTCTGTACAGTATGGAACGGTCTTTGTCGCACTCACAACGACTTCTGGCAGTCCTCTTCCAGATAATATCAAGACAGACATTAAGGCATTTCTAGAAGACAAGAAGAACCTTGCAGTTAAGACAACCCTTATTGACCCCGATTATCTTTTTATTGTGCCACAGGTAACAACTTATGTTGACTTCTCAAATACTGCTTCCGCCCCTTCTGACATTGTGTCAAACATACAGAGAACAATTATCAATTGGAATGACAATAATCTTAAATCTTTCAATGATACATTTATTCTTTCCAAATTTTCTGCCGCTGTTGATGACTCAGATACTGCTATCAAAGGAAGTTCAACATCCTTAACAATGTATAAGAATGTGCTCTTTGCCAATGGTACACCACAGACAGTGACCATTCCTTTTGGTAATCCAATCACTCCTGGTTCTATATCAAGCTCGTCTTTTGTTCTCTCCGATGGCAAGTTCTATCAAATTACAGACTTCAATCCAAACCTTAATACCTTCAAGGGAACACAGACAAACGGCTCTTTCAATGTTGTGAATAGTTCAAATACAATTTACTTCAAGCAGGTGACGACTAATAATGTTCAGAACTTTGTCCAGGGCGGTGTCGTTAATTATGCCAATGGAAGTATCTTTATTCAGAGCATTGATGTATTCCAGTTTGCTAACCCTCAAGGTATCCAGGTTACTGTAACACCAGCAACAACACAGATTACTGGAAAGAACCAGATGGTTCTGGAAGTGGATACAGATACAACTAAAGTTAATGTGGTTGCTGCATGACTGTAAACAATTATGTTGATAAGATAACATCGCCTCTTATACCTTCTCAGTTCCCAGCTTTTTATGAAGACCAGGGACCGAATTTCATTGCATTTGTTCAGGCGTATTATCAGTGGTTAGAACAGGCTAATACATATCTTGGAAGTACTACATATCAGACAAGAAGTTTGCTTGAAAACTTTGATGTTGATAGAACAGCCAATAACCTTATCAAGCATTTCTCTAATGAATACCTTATTAACTTTCCCCAGAAGCTTGCGATAGACCACCCATTTATCATTAAGCATATTCTTGACTTCTATAGAACCAAGGGTTCTGCTCGCGGCATTGAGCTTCTATTCAGAATACTCTATAACATAGATTCACAAGTGAATATTCCAGGTAAGTACATGTTTCGTACATCAAACGCGACCTGGAAAATACCTCATTACATTGAAACTACGGATTCCCCGTACCTCATTCAGCTTACAGGACAATTAATTAGAAGTTCTGGAGGGGCTTCTGCGGTTGTTGAGACGGTTAATCAGAAGATGGTTAACAATCGTACTATCAATATTATCTATCTATCTTCTCTTGATGGAGACTTTCGGAATGGGGATTTGGTCTTCTGTGATGCCATTCCGCAGATGGTGGATGGGCATGCTCCAATTATCATAGGCTCTCTGACGACCGTAAGCGTCAACGGCGGCGGCTCTGGGTTCTCTGTGGGGGATGAGGTTGCTATTGCAGGAACAGGCACGGGCGGGCTTGCTCGTATCGCTGCGGTGGTGTCTGAGAATGGAAAGGTGTCGTTTCAGCTTGTAGACGGTGGATATGGATACAGCTTAGGTGCAGCTATCACTATCGATAATTCAGGTACAGGTGGTGGAGGAGCTTCTTTTCGAATTGGAGCTATTACAGACGTTCAGAACATTTCCCTCTCAACCGATACCATCTCTGGGATTATCGCTACTCAGATGGATCTTTCAACTTCAGGAGATACGGTCGGCATCTCAGGGATAAGCGGCGGTCCTTTTCTTAACAATGAATTGGCTGCTGGTTCTGCCTGGACACGAGATCTCCAGGTGAATTACATTCAGTCTCCCAATGGGCTTATTGCCAACGGTGAGGCTCTTTCCAACTCAACATTGGGTATCTCTGGCGTTATCGTTTACATTTCAGATGGTCAACAGCTTTATTGTACAGGGACAAGTGGCGCTCTTAATAATGCAAACATAGCTTATGGCTCAGTTCTAGTTAGTAACACTTCTGTTGCGACTGTTCAGATAGCTGGTATCCCTACTGCGGTAACAAACACCTTTGCCAATGGGCTTGTGATTTCCGCTGGTTCGAATTCAACGGTTCTTGCCGTTCATCGAAACGATGGCGCTGATATTGGTTACTATGTTCCTGGTATGGCGTTAACAGGCAATATCTCTGGAGCTACTGCAACGGTTGTTGGACAGACACGTCTAACGAACTGGCAGTTCTTTCCAGTTGCCTCTTTTGGTTCTAGTCTTGATACGCCGCTTGGCGGTGCGCTTACCTTCATAAATAAACAGATTGGTAAAATTGCTTATTTGAATAATGAAAATCCTGGTGATGGCTATGCTTCTGCTCCTGCGATTAGTATTGTGGAACCTCTCATTTATGAACTTCGAGTTGTTGATGGAAAGGGTGGCTTCTGGGGCGATGATGCTATTGTGACGGCTACTGCGGGTAGCGCCAATGGTATTGCGACAGCGGTGTCTCTCATAGATTCTGGATTTGGATATCAGCCTAATGAATCTTTGGTGCTTAGTAATGCAAATAATATCACGGCAATTTTTGGGAAGGCGGTTGTTCTATCTTCTGGTTTTGGAAAAGGACATTGGACGGATACACAGGGCTTCCTTTCAGATGAGATGGTTCTGCAAGACAGCTTCTATTATCAGGTGTTCTCATATGAAATAGAAGCGGAAAAGATGATAGATGTTTATCGAAATCTTGTTAAGCAACTTGCGCACCCCGTGGGGTATGCTCTCTTTGGTAAGTTTGTGGTGGATAGGGAATTCCCTAAGATTAGTGGAAAGCTCGTTGACTCAACTATCTCTCAGAAGCCAATTGAAATACCATTGACGGCTGATGATACTATATTCTCAGCGGATGTTGGATTTATTACGGCGGATGAAACAGGTTACTTGATACTCAGTGGTATCAGCAATGAGATTGATAATGAGAGCTATGCCGCAATTATGACTGAAGCTAATAGCTACATTATGACAGATGGCTCATATTTGCAGTCAAATACTTAAGGGGAAAAGATGTCAATTCAGTCAGTTGATGTAGGCTCATTGCCAAATGATGGAACGGGAGACGCCCTTCGTCTTGCCTTCCAGAAGATAAACGCGAACTTCACTCAGTTTGCATCTGTTGCTTTCACTGGGTCATATACCAGTCTTAGTGGTACGCCTACTTTCTCACCACCAGCGTTTTCTGGGCAGTACACAGACCTCCAGGGATTGCCACAGTTAGGTTCGCTTGCCTTCTATTCAACGATTAATAACAGCAATTGGCTTGGTATACCACTCGCTATTCAGAATGGTGGAACAGGACAGACCAGCGCTATTGCTGCTTTCGCTGCTCTCTGTCCTCTTACCTCTCCTGGTGACCTCCTTTATATGAATGCGGGCGGGCACTATACTCGTCTTCCAATCGGCGCAAATGGACAGCAACTTTCGGTTGTATCCAATCTTCCTCAATGGCAAGCCTCTCTTCTTCCTGGTACGCCATACGGCACTCTTCAGTATAATTCAAGTGGCAACTTTACTGGCGCTGCTGCTCTCCTTTATTCAAACACAGGAACTTATCTCACTATTCAGTCACAGGTAGCGGCGGGCGTTCCTCTTAAGATTCAAAGCGCTTCTGGACAGACGGGCGACCTTCTTGATTTCACAGCTAACAATGGTTCACTCTTGTCATTCTTTGCTGCCAATGGAGGGCTCTATGTTCAAGGCGCTCCAGCAGCGGCTGGCTCAGTAGAACTAAATAATCTTACAGTTGCAGCTAGAATCTTTGATTGTAAGTTGGCGAATGGCGCTTATGGACCATACTTTGAAGCTGTAGATGAAGCTCATATTCAGGTCTTTGCGGCAAATGGTCAGTCGCTTCAGTCACTTGGTTTGGGTAATACTGTTACGCTTTATGCTGATAATGACGGGGAGTGTCATCAGAGAAATACTACTCATCCTCAGAACTTTAAGTGCCATAATGTATGGTATGATACAAACAACTGGGAGCGTTGTGGATTTGACTGGAAGACTTCTCCTAATGTATGTCGTATTGGTTCTGAGGCTGCTGGTAATGGAGTATCAAGAGATGTACATTTTCATACCAATGGAGTGGAGTGTCTGAAGATTGATGCATTCCAGAATATTGTATGTGGGAATGGTGGATTGACAACAGCCGCGAATACGGGGCACCACTACATTCCTTCTTGCGCTGGTTCTCCAACAAGCACACCGACTAACTATAACGGAATGTGTGCTCATGTGGTTGATAGAACTGGTAATAAATTGTGGTTTTATATCCCTGGTACGGGATGGAAAGGATGCGCGTTAACTTAATGGGTGAATTAGAAACACAACCAGACCCAATGGAAGTGCCGGTTTACTTTAACAATGACGAGATGGTTGTTCTCACACAACTTCTTGATATGGTTGTTAAAGCTTATGGACTTCAAGTCGCGGGGCACGCTGTATATTTTCAGAATAAACTCCGTGGAGCTATAGTTAAGGACTAAGGTAAGGAATGGCTGTTTTAACCAAGCATTTTAGTGTGCAAGCGGCAAATCTAGCAGTGCTAGACATTGTTATAAACACTTCACCAAAGTATGTCTTTGTCAGCCATCCCTTGCCTTGGAGAGGTCCAACTAATCTTTGGAATGATAACCAAGTTCCTGATGCGAACGTCTCTATTCAACAGGCAGAGACAAATACTTACAATGAAATGGTGTTTGGTAAGCTTGTTAGACCGCTTGATGTTATTCAGATGATACCTCGCTATGACTGGGTTCCTGGAACTGTATACACCAAGTATTCTGGCACCAATGCCAATCTTTTTTCAGAAAGCTTCTATGTAGTTACTGACGACTTAAATGTATACAAAGTCATAGACAATAATTATGGCGCTCCTTCTTCAGTCAAACCGACAGTGCTTTCAACTGAAGGGAACTTCTTTACTATCGATGGATATGTCTGGAAGTATATGTATACTATTCCATCA